GGAATCCTCAAGTACACCCTTGGCAACGCCTCGGTCGCGCCCGAGGCGCACGCGAAGCAGCCCGCACAGATGCAGGTGGTGTTCGGCATGCCCGACCGGAACGTGGCACTCACGGACGGGAACGACACACTTACCCCCGACGAGGGTGACGTTCGCGTCTGCAACGACTGCCATCAGGCCAAGCCCGAGGCTGAGTTCGTCGGCAAGAGCGACCGCTGTCAGGAGTGCTTCGACCGGATGCAGCGCAAGGTCCGCGCGGACTTCGCCCCGAAGGACCCGACGCGCCCATGAGGACGACGCTGCTTGACCACCTCAACTTCCGGTGCCCACGGTGCCGGAGCAAGCTGCTGATCGACGGCACCTGCCCGAAGTGCCGATGAAGACCGTCACCTTTGACTACGAGCCGCTCCCCGTCTTCATGGACTTCCACAAGTCCCTGTCGCCGGATCGTGCGCTGTTCGGCGGATACGGATCTGGTAAATCCGTGGCAGGCTGCGCCGAGGCGATCACGATGGGCCTGCGCTACCCAGGCTCGGAGTGGCTCGTCACCCGCAAGACCGTGCCGTCGCTGAAGGACACGACCGAGCGGACGTTCGTCGACCTCCTGCCCTCAGAGTTCTTCGACCAGTGCACCATCAGCCGCGCCGGCGGGCACATAGCCACCCTGCAGTTCCCGAACGGTTCACTGTACCACTTCAAGGGGATGCCGGACTGGCGCCGCCTGAAGTCGATGAACCTAGCGGGGATCCTGTGGGACGAGGCAGACGAGTTCATGCCGGAGGAGTTCGAGGGCATGCAGTCCCGTATCCGCCAGGTGCACCCCACGCGCGAGGCGAAGGCACTCGGCGCCGCGCAGCTAGGCCCGGAGGCGCGTGGCAACATCCTCTGCTCGAACCCCGCCGGCAAGAACTGGCTCTACAAGGACGCCTTCGAGAGCAAGCGCCCCGGCATCGAGGCGTGGACCTCGAGCTCGTTCGACAACCCGTACCTCCCGGCCTCCACGCTGAACCGCTGGCTCACCTTCCCCGAACCGTGGGTGCGCCGCTACGTGCTCTGCTCGTTCGACGAGTTCGCAGGCGCCGTCTACCCGGAGTGGAGTTGGGAGACGCACGTCATCGAGCCGTTCCAGTCCGGCGGCCAGTACCAGTACGATCCCGCGGGCTGGTTCCGCATGGGCTTCGACCCCGGCACCAGCGACGGCAACGCCGGGCTGTGGATCTACTACGACCAGCCGACACACCGGCTCGTGGGCGTCGCGGAGTACAACGAGGTCGGGCTATCAGCCACGGTGCATGCGAAGGCGTGGCGCCGGATCGAGGCCCACCACGGCATGAGAGTGCAACGACGCATCGCCGATCCAAAGCCGATCTCCATGCGCGACCGCGGCACGAACGTGACGCTGACCGAGCAGTACAAGCGGCTCGGCTTCAACTTCCAGCTCGGCCCGTCGCACGTCGGCGACCGGACGTCGTGGCTCGGTGACATGATCGCGCAGGGCCGTTTCGTTGTTACGCGCGAGTGCCCACGCACGTACGAGCAGCTTCTCGGCTACCGATGGGAGGACATGACACCGGACGCCATCGCGAAGGGCAAGGTCGCGAACCCCCTGAAGAAGGACGTCGACCTCGTGGACGCCGCGCAGTACGCCGTGAGCAACTACGTCGCGCCGCCGAAGCGGGTGGCGGCCACGACTTACCAGCAGCAGCACACGAACGACGTACACGCGCTGATCCAGAAGCAGATCCGCAACAAGCGCAAGCGACGCACCCGCCAGAACAACGACCTGGGGATGCGGGTGTGACTTCGCGACAGAAAGCCCCGCGTCTGCGAGGATCCCTTAGATGCCCCACGACCGAGGAGAATCCATGAGTGACAACGTAGGACTCTACGCGGTGTATGCGGATCATGGTGACGGCCTGCGCCACGACCATGTTGACCTCTCCTACCCCGACGCGCTCTCTACACTGAAGCGCGAGTTCAACGAGAAGGGCGCCTCGCTCGTCTCAATCGAGCGCCAGGCATGAGCACCGGCCAGGGCGCCCAGCGCTACGTCGTCAGCGAGCACAACCCGAACCCGACCGAGAGCTGCGTCTGCTACCCCGGCGGCCACGGCGAGGACTCGGGCGGCCCGTTCATCATCTTCACCGCCAGCGAGCCCCTCGACGCCCCGCACACCGTCGTGTGTGCTGCGTGCATTCACGGGTGCGCCCGTGCGCTCGTCGACGGTGAGGTCCTCGGCGCCGGCGAGGCGCCCCGCCCCGATTACGAGCCGGAACGCGACCATCCGGTGCCTGCGCCGCACGAGAACCCCGTCGCGGACACGCTCGAGGAAGCCCAGCGGCTGATCGACGAGGCGCGTGCTGAGGAAGACATCGCGATCTGATGGCGTTGAGGAAGAACCCGAATCAGGAGCTAGAGGATCTGCTGGCCCTTTGCAAGAAGGGTCGGCTGCCCGCTGAGCGGGATGCCTGGCTCAACGTCGCGTTCTACCTCAACCAGCAGTACAGCGAGTGGGACAGCGAAGCGAGTGCAATCCGCACCATCCCGCGCCGACCCACGGAAGAGGACGTGCCGCGCCCGGTGATCAACAAAATCATGCACTACGTCCGCACGGCGCACCACGATGTGATGCAGGACCGTCCTCAGCCGGACGTACTGCCGACAACCGACGACTACGAGGACGTCACCGACTCGATGGTGGCGACGGCCTGGTGTGAGTGGAAGTCGGACGCGGGACAGACCAATTATGTCGAGAAGTCGCGCCGCTCATCGCTGTGGGCGGTGCTCTGCGGGAACGGCTACAAGAAGTGGACGTGGGACGCCGAGGCCAAGACGCAGCGGATCACCGCGCCGAGCTTCTTCGAGATCTACCTCGACCCGTACGCGAAGCAGTGGGACGACGTCCGATACATCATTCACTCGCAGTTCATGGACATCGAGCAGGTGTACGACACGTTCGGGGTGAAGATCGACAAGAAGTCGGTCGGCATGGCCGACGAGGCGAAGGCCGCCCTGCTCATGGGCATGGGCTCAGCGCCCGCCGTGCAGGGCGTCCTAGTCCACGAACTCTGGATGAAGCCGAGCCGCCGCCACCCCGGCGGGCGCTTCGCCGTCTGGACGGGCCGTGAGGAACTGGTGCCGGTGCGCGACCTGCCGTACAAGCACCTGATCGAGGACCGCCTGCTGCCGTTCACCATTGACGGTTGCATCGAGCGCCCCGACTCGCCGTACTACCTCTCGCCCGTCACCTACCTGCGCCCGCCGCAGATGGAGCTCAACAAGGGCCACGCGCAGGCGCTCATGATCATGGAGTTGTTCGCCCACCCGAAGTGGTGGATCGACACCGCGCTCGAGATGGACGCCATGCCGGACGCTTCACCGGGCCAGATCCTCAAGGGCACGTCGAACGGGATCCCCGGCCTCAAGCCGGAGATGATCATGCCGGGCGCCGTGCCGCAGGGCGTCTACCAGAACCTCGAGCTACTCGAGCAGGGCATGATGCACCTCGTCGGTCAGCACGAGGTCAGCCAGGCGCAGGTGCCGGGCCGCGTCGAGTCCTCGAAGGCCATCGAGCTCCTGAAGGAGTCGGACGCCGGCGCGCTCGCCACGCTGCGTGAGACGATGAACACCGCAACGTCGGTCGGCTGGTACCAGATGCTCGAGCTACAGCGCGAGTTCGGCACCGATGAGGAAGCCGTCGCGGTGTACTCGCGCGACGGCCTCGACGAGGTGCAGCACTGGCGGGCAGGCGACATGAAGCCCGGCTACCGCGTGCGGACGTCGCAGACCACCGGCCTCGCGCGCTCGCGCACCGCCCGCAACGAGGCGTACATGAACCTCTGGCGCGAGAAGGTCATTCAGGATCCCAACCAGCTTCTCGAGTTGCTTGAGGTCCCCGGCCACTCGGCGCTGCGCGCGACGCAGATCGCCCAGCGCAAGGCGCGCTCGGAGAACGCCCGCATGGCGAAGAACGAGGCGATCACGCCGAACTCGTGGGACGATCACGCCATTGAGATGCGCGAGCACAACCTGTTCCGGCAGACGCTGGCGTACGAGGCGCTCAACGACGATGCGAAGAAGAAGTTTGAGCACCACGTCCAGGGCCACAAAGCGCTGCTGCTGCGTTCGATCCAAGAGCAGGCGGCGCTGCAGACCGCTGCGCAGGGCCAGCCCGCGCAGGCCCCCGGACCCGTCCCACCCGAGCAGCAGCCCGCAACCCAACCCCCCGCAGAAAGCGAGCAGTGACATGGCACACAGCGAAGACACGGGCGCCGCGCCCGATTCAGAGGAGCTGCACGACTGCGCTGTTGCGGCCGAGCAGAACGTGGAGAAGCTGAGCACCGGCCTCGCGCAGGCGGGCGCCGACGAGCAGACCGTGCAGGCGCTGAGCAAGATCGCGGACATCCTCCGCAAGATCGGCTCCGGCCTGGCAAAGGGCATGAAGGAGGCTCCCCCGGAGCCGGCGCACACGATGGACAGCGCCATGCAGGAGACGATGGCTGACCGCGCGCGCGCGCGGCAGGAAGCAGACGCTGGCATCCCGCCGGCCTAGACCCCGAGGAGGTCACCATGTCACAGATCACCGATACAGAACTCGCTGAGAC